TTCCTTGAATGCATTACGGACAACCTGCGGTGTACTAGATTTGATTGCTTCGATACCCATCATCTTTAACTTGGGGGTCTTGTACTGGACACCCTCGTTGTTGTGGACGTTGAGAATGTATCTCTTCTTGGCAGTCCAGATCCCACGAGAGGCAATCACCTCACGTCCCATCTCCATACGGTTATCATATGCACCAGTGACTTTTGCCATAGTATCGTATGACTTTACCAGAAGTTTCTCGAAGTGGTCTGCACAGATCTTGTCAAGAAACTTAACTGGATCTTTGGGGTTGAACTGGTCAACCAGTGCACCCATTCGAATGTAAACGGAGTCAGTGTCAATCGCAACAACGTAGTCTTCGTCAGTCTTGAGAATTGTCTGCATCTCATCATTGACGGCACGTTCTGCCCACTTGATTGCCAACTGACCCGCAAGGGTGATACTCTCTGCCACACGTTGATCAAAGTAACGGAAGTACTTGTTACCTAGTGCACCATAGAGGGAGTTCATAAGAATCTTGATTGCCATCTGCTGATTGTTCAACGAGGTGATCTTGTACTCAAGTTCTTTAGTAGGATTGTTTTGGTTCTCTTGCTCCAGACGTAGCATCTCATTCTTCACAAGTCTACGTTCTGAGTAATACTTCTTAATGATCGTGGGAATAACACCCTCACGTGCGTGTGTGAATCTTACACCAGTAGGTGCGACAGAGTAACCGTCTTCACTGATAGTGGCAGATCCATCAAGAAACTTATCAACACTCACGTTGTTAACGAACCCGTCCATGACAGTTTCGGGTGACATGTTGTATTGTACAATGATGTTAGGATACAGGGAGTTCAAGTCGAACGAGGTAACCCAGTCATGAGATCCAACCTGTGGTTCTTTAACGTAACCGCCTGGATATGGAGTCTTGGGTTTCTCTACCTTGGGTGGTACCGCAACCTTCTGCTTACATAGCAAACGGTAGATGATAGCATCCCAGATAGCAGTCGTACCCAGAGTGTCGGTATAGTTCACACCACCACGGTATGCCATGGTAAGCACCAGAGTAATTAGATCTAACTTCTCATCGATCTTGTGAACCAACTCCACGTCCTTGATGTTGTAGTCAATAAACTTCTGGTAGTCTTCCTTGTACAGAGTGAACAGGTTGCCATGCTCTTCATACGAGAGTTTGTTCTCACCAAGTTCTACGTGGGCAATGTGATCCAGTCTGTAGGATGCTTGTAGGTTGTAGGTAAACTTCTTGTAGACTTCAAGGTAGTCAAGTACCTCGATGCCTTCGATGTTATAGAACTGGTTCTGCTTACCATTCATAAGTAGGGTGCGTTCTTTGACGTTGCCCCACGGAGACCATTGCTTGACACGTTGGTCACCAAGGATCTTGAGAGTCCTGTTGATTAGGTATGGCATATCGAAGAACCGTACGTTCCAACCAGTGATTACATCTGGAGAGTGATGTCTCCAGTGCTCAAGGAATTTAGATAGTAGGTCATGCTCAGAATCACACTGCACAAACAATACATCGTCACGAGAATTCTCGTAGTGCTCCAGACCCCAGACACGGTAGATGCCATCGTTCTGTCGTAGACAAATACTAATGACAGGATACTCTGCTTTGTCTGGTTCGGGGAATCCGTCCTCTGACTCAACCTCAATATCAAGATTGTTTACACGGATCAGAGATCTGTCGAACTTGATGTCATTGGGGTATTGCTCTTGGATGTACTGTGCAATGTAGTTGGTGTTACCGTAGATAGACATGTTGCTCACATGTTCGTATCTTTTGTAGAAGTCGGTTGCCTCCTTCATGTTCTCGAAGGGGATTGCTTCTACCTTGTTGCCATCCAGAGTAGACCATGACATAGAGGATCCACCAACTTTAGATGGGATGAATAGGGTAGGTTCAAACGGAACTTTGCGTTGGGCAGGTTGCCCGTTCTGGTATCCACGTACCAGTAGGTTGTTTCCATAACGAGAAACGTTGGTGTAAAAATCCATAAGTAATCCTTCAATAATGTTTCATTATAACAAATAGGTGGGGCAATGTCAAGGTTTTATTACGTATATTGGTTCGATAAAGTTTAACTTCTTATCGTCCTCTACTCTGTAGTGATCTGACATGTCACTTGAATTTGGTCTCTTGGATATCATCATACCTACAACATAGTCTATGCCATATCGGTCTATGATATCTTTCTCAATATAATTACGTTTACCATTAACCACAGGGTCAACAATATTAATCATAACTTTCTTGCAGTGCTTCTTCATAGCATCCATAACAGGATAGAAGAATGTGTCTCTCCACTGGTCGTACTGGTTGTATCTTTTCCAAGACTGATCGTCTTCGGATGCAGATCCTTCTGCATACTTCTCGATTCCAAAATAAGGGGGTGAAGTAAACATTAGATCATATTGACCGTCACATATATTATCCCAGTCCATATCTTCGGCAGGTTTGTTATATATGCGTACCCTCTTAGATCCAGTCACCTCGAACCAATCACCATGATCGGTGAAGGTAGTTTCTACAGGAAACAATGGTGACTGCAATAACTCTTCGTATGCAACACACTGCTTCTTGTATAACTCATATGATTCGGTGTTGGGATCACATCCAAGATACTCTGAGGTATTATTAGATGTATAGAAACCCGCAAGTCTGTCACCCCATCCACAAGAGATGTCGATTACTTTCCTCGCACCTTCGGTCTCGTATATAGTTTTAGCAACAGATGGTTTGAACTGTGTAGCAACATATCCAGAGAGTCTGAACATAGCACGATACTTTTGCTCATCAATCGGAGAGGTTTCTCCTTTGAACTCACGGAACAGATACAACATCATAGAATGAAATCTTGAAGAGTATGGATTGTCCCATGCATATTGAGATGATGCGGCGGTAGCATGACCACAAGTGTAACGATTATCACAGTGGAAATGATTACTCACATCATTGAAGTTATGACCGCATGACATAGCATACTTAACTTCTACCTTCTCATCAAACTTATTACGTACAGTAGTAGGATCCAGATTCTTCTTGAGATTGGACTTGCTGTTACTGTTTAATAGTTTATTGAATGAGTCCGACATCTCATTTATAGTCGGTCTCTTGATAGGTAATGGGGGTTTGTGATTATTGACATAATCCTTCACCTGCTCCATAAACCAAACTGATCCAGTATGCTGATCATCTGGATGTGTATTACGTGCACGTATGTCCTGCCATTCCTTATGAGTGAACATAGGAACTTTGTATGGATTGTTACAGTAATCTATAATATTATCTTTCATGGTGACCATTATAACAGGTTAGACAGTAAATGTCAAGGGACAATATGAAATAATTTATGTCTCGTCCAAGGTTCATTTTGTTGCTCATCACTATATGAATGATGGTTTTGAGTCACCTTCAATTGTTTTGACATTACTTGGGTTGTTGGTGTATACCATTCATTCTTTTCTCTATATGGATCATATTCATTGAATGGTTTTCGTACATCCCAACCAAGATGTAGAGTGTCACAATGGTGCCACGGATGTACCGCAGTTACTTCCCTTCCCCTATACTTTATTTCTTCGAGTTGTAGATATCTTGTAGTATATGTCTGAAACAATCTATTGAGAACACAGTAGGGCCCACAGTTGATTGGGAAGTCTCGTTCTGATAACAACTCATATTGATATTGGGCGGTCTGTTTTTCAAATCCATAACACCCCATAAACAATCCAATGTTTAAATACAGGACATCCATCTCAATAAGTTTCTTGAAGTATTCGATGTCACCACCATTATACCAAGTGTCGTGTTCGAGTACAAGGAACATCTCATCCGTCTCGGATTGCATACGCATAAGTTCCCAGTGAGAACACATACCTGCCATCTCTGTTAGAGAATGCATGGGGATGTCTTTACCACCAAAGATTTTTGAATCTCCTTTCATCAAAGACTTTTCCCAGACGTATCTGTTCTTATGTTCTTCGAATTCGGGGGAGTCTGGTGTTATAGCATCGAACGTACGTATCTCAAGGATACCTGCGTCTGTTAAAGGTTTGAAGGATTCACGAGATAACTGTGCGTATTCTTCAGAGACTGGATCGTCTTTTATTATAATTTGATAAGCAATCATACTCATTATATATCCTATAGATTAGAGGGACTTGCATCCCTCTAAACTTGTCAATTAGACCAGTGGTGCTATAGCAATTGCCATGGTAAACATAGTAACAACTAGTAACATCACACTCCCAACTGACTCACTTCGACTGAAGCGTTTTACAGTTTTGCTTGGGTTCATGATTTTCCTCCACGAAAATTTATGAAATACTTATTTTTCGTGGTCGCTTCTCATCTGGCACGACAACCTTCAGACTGACTGACAGGATGCCATCGACATGTGAAGCACCGTTTACTTCTACGTACTCGGATAGTCGGAATTGTCGTTTGAACTGTTTTTGTGAGATTCCTTGATGGACATATTCCCTATCACGTTTCTCATGTTTTCCAGAAACCGACAAGGTTCTTTCTTTCTGTTCAATTTCTATTTCGTCCTTCGTAAACCCAGACACAGCAAGTTCGATGAGGAATTCTCCCTCTGCGACCTTTACTATATTATGGGGTGGGTAGTTGTCGTGAGAACTCCTACCGATGAAGTCCAGTTCGTTTAGTAGATGTTCAAAACCTACAAAAGTTTGTGGTGGAAATAAAGTTTTAGTCATAGTTTTCTCCTATTAAATAGCAAGTTAAATGGATACCCGACCTATTCGGCATATCCGACTGTATTTATACAAATTAGAATCTTAAAAACAAACTAATTTAAAAATAAATACTTGGATCTGGATCCCCTTCGACCCCGAAGGAAAAACTGACCCGACTGTCGTGGGGTATCACTTGATGGTGAGTCCCACGAGGCAACCATACATAGTCGCCTGGATTGAACCAGAATGGTTCATCGTTATTATGACCTTCCACTCGCATTTCAACGGATGCCAGAACTTGTACTAAAAACACGTCCATGGTATCACAATGCCAAGGGTAAGAGTCAGAATTCTTTCCAATGCCAGTAAAGGCAATGTTTGTAATTTTGTTTCCGTGCAGGGAAAATACATCCTGCATCTCTTGCTCGATATCACGAGCAAACTGTGGAGCAGACGGTCTATTATGAAAACAGTTAAGACCTATCCTAAATTTTTTACTGTTGGAATCAACCAACTCATCGGGATGAGTGTTGAGTAAATCTATATGCTTATTCCAGTCATATACATCTTTTACCTCAAGGGGGAGTTTACCAAAGAAAGGTTTCTTCTCTGATATCTCTTCATCTTTATTATCAAATATACCAAACATATTTACTGAACCCAACAAACAGGATAGACACACCAATAAGGATTAAAGACACCTAACATCCATGCAATAAGGATCCATAACGGAACCTTTACCCAGAGTTTATTCTTAGACCATTCTCTAAACTTAATAGCATAAGGTGCTAACTTTTCAAATATCCACTGACTCATTTATTACCTATATTATATTTAGGACATAGTTCCCATTGATCTTTATCTTTGAAACCAATGATCTTGATAGTCCTCATAGGTGCACACTCTTTTGCAACTTCTTTATTCTGGATCTCCACGAGTCCCCAGTCTTGTAGTAGTGTTGCGATTGTGTTCCTACGTTGTACATCACCGTCTTCGAGATTAGACTTCTTACCGTCTAACATGAAGAGTTCTTTGAAGTGTACAATGAAGTATCGACCTTGCTTGTGTAGAATATGACAAGACTGAAATAGTTTGTTGTCACGTCTACTGGCAATACCAATACGAGTTAATGTTTCTTTTACTTTGAGGAAGTCATCTGGTTCTGCGAGAGTAACCTCAAGCATCAACCCCGAATTCCATTCCACGATATTATTTTCTTCCACCTTTATCCACCTTATTAATTATTATGTTAAGTTGATCAGTGGAGAGTAGTGGCATAACTTGGCGTGCTTTATCCATGCTGTAACCATAATACTCTTTCACTTTCTCAATATTATTTTCCAAATCAGATTTAATCCATTTAGAGAAACGTTTTCGTTTCCTAACTATATTTATAAGAAAATGATATTGTAACTTAGCATCAAGGTGGTGATACCGATTCATCTCATTTGCGATTGCAACAGTATCGGGGAAGTAAGAAAGACTTCTGTTTGTAACAAATGGTACATACATCTTTTCGTGTTCGGGTAACTCCATGATATTCTTCTTAGTATCATTGATACTCTTGAGGAAATCAAAAGGGGATAAAGTCGTCTTGTTTGCACCAACCATTGATGTAGTCCTTTAAATAAAAATTACGAAGTTTAGTCATATGTTCGGGGTCAATCGCACCGTTGTATAACTTCAATTTGGTCTTGTTCTCATGTAGACTTATTAAGTCGTCTCTGTCAGTCTCAGTTGCATCTTGTAGGAATGCAAGTAAATTGGGTAACTCGTCAATATGATAGACCATATCATAATCTTGAGGTAGTCCCATATAGTAGGTTTGAGTATAGAAGTGGTTGTCTCTATACTTACCTTGTTCTAGATCATCAATCACTTGATCTAACTCTAAAGCAATATCGGGAAGAAACTTACCCATCTTGATATAGTATGCTCGTGAGTCCATGATAAACTCACACGCAGACTTGAACCTATCAATCGGATCACGCCTTACTGCAATACGATAAGAACCCTTGCGGAAAGGTATGTCGAACATATCACATTTCTTTGATACGTTTATGATCCTTTCGGTAAGGGGTTCAGCCAAACGATGACCACAGACCCTTCGGTATGCTTCCTTTAGAGTAGACATTCCATTCTTGGGACACATACGCACATCAATATTATTAGGAAAGTATAGGATATTATCCTCTCGCCCAATCTCAATACTGCCGTTCATATTCTTAGTAGTCATAATTGTATCACATTTATACCAGATTTTTGTAGAAATACGATACCATCATCGCATCTCAAATGTTTAGTTTTATAATATACTTTACTTATACCACTCTGATAGATTAGTTTAGCACAATCTAAACAGGGTGCTGTAGTAGTATATATGGTAGCATTATAGCATGATTCCGAGGACATTGCAACCTTTGTGATTGCATTAGATTCAGCATGAATTACTGTATCATATGTTACCAGATCATTTTTCTTCTCATCAAAATGTTCGCACTTGTTGTCCCAACCTGCGGGTTGTCCATTGTAACCAATAGATATAATCCTATGGTCTTTTACAATGACACAACCAACCTTGAGTCTTTGGGCATGAGAAAGATAGGCATAGTTCATTGCCGTTCTCATGTGTGCGAAATCCCATTTGGTAGGTTTATTCCTCTTTAATGAAAATACCATCTACCATTTTTCCTTTACGATCTTTAATATCAGCATAGGCAACTGCGAGGCAATGTGCCAGAGGTAACCCATTACGTTTAGCAATGTTAATTAACACCACCATGATGTCACCTATATCATCTGCCACGTCACGTTCTTTACATACGTTATCAGATAACTCACCGACTTCTTGGATCAACTTACATACTTGATCTTTATCAGTAGCACCCTCTATCAAGTTACGATCTTGGTGCCATTGCTCAACCTTACTAATCAGTTCTTCTAAAGCAGATGATGGAAACATATCTGTCTGTCTCATTATTTAATCTCCACGTTTGCCATGATCTCAGTCATACAGGCAACTAAGTTAAGTTCGTGATCTGCCACGAACGCATTTTTGTATTGATAGTCTGCGAGAATCAACACAAGTTGGGGAATACTGGCGGGTGCCACGTATTCATACATGCCATCATAGATGCCACGAAATATTGATGCGGGTTCCATGTCCATATTCTCTACTACCCATCCACGCATCTTCTTAAAATCTTTGATCTTTAATGATCGGAAAAGGGCACTATAGTTATCATTTATATCACTTATGATACATCTAAGATTCAATGTACCACCAATAGAATGACGTTGCAACTCATTAAGTACACGTCTCCAGTCGGGAGCATGTTTCATAATCAACTGTGCAAGAGTATCTTTATTATACTCGACACCCTCACCCTTCAGTATCTCATCCGCACGGGTCATGAACTGTCCACACAATCCTGCCATAACTTTCTTAGAGAAGTTAAACTCGTAATTAGAACAACGAGAGTGTAGGGGTTCGATCACTTTGTTCTTGAAGTTACATGTCAGAATAAACCGACAGTTCTTACTGAACTCTTCGATGAAACCACGCAGTGCGGGTTGAGTTGATTGGGGATTAAGGTAGTCTGCTTCGTCAAGGATTACGACCTTATAACCGCCAGAGAGGGAGACGGACGAAGCAAACTGTTTGATCTTGCCACGGAGAGTATCAATGTTACCCTCTTCAGAACCGTTGATGACTATATAGTCAAGACCCAGTTGTTCGCACATGGCACGTGCGATTGTAGTTTTACCAGTACCTGCGGTACCAGAGAGTAGCATGTTCGGTAACTCTTTACCGTCAACTACTGCTTGAAATGTGTTCTTGAGATTATCGGGTAGGATAGTCTCGGATATTTTTTGGGGACGATACTTTTCGACCCAGAGAAATTCATCTCGCATAGATACTCCATAATTAAAAAGTGTTTCTTATACTATACATTGTACAGCATAAGAAACGTTTTGTCAATGTGTTTGTGTAGGTATTGTGTTACCAATACGACAGATAGTATTATCTGCTGTTACATACACCAGTTTAGGCATTACTACCCAATCGTCTGGTATATTTTCATATACACAGATGATGAGGTTATCACCTACCTCTGCCTTTCTTGCACCTGCTCCATTGACGGAGATGATGCCAGAATCTTCTTCTGCGAGAATGGCATAGGTTTCCCACCGTTCACCGTTAGTGACATTGTATACAAAAATATGTTCATACTCTTTTATACCTGCCGCTTTTAGTAGACCAATATCAATAGCAATGCTACCATCATAATCTAACTCAGTTCGGGTTACGGAAACCCCGTGCAATTTTCCTGTCAGAAATTGCTTACTCACAACTATTGCTGATCGTTTTGTAACTGCTCCACGAGTTGAATACACTCGATAGATTGGTCACGCAACTGCCCAATAGTAGAAAGTTCTTCTCCTTTAAAACCACCACGTTGTACAACTGTATCAATTACTGCTACAGTAGAACGTGCTACACGGTTTGCGAGATCCTGCAACACTGCCAGACGTTCGTCTACCTGTGGTGCTTCTGTTTTTGCTTCTTGTTTTGCCATGTTATTCTCCATAAGTTGATGCTTCAAGTGCGATAAAATATTCAATAGACGATTGCTTACTTGCAAAGTGTGAGATCCTCTTAGAAGATACCCCCACCATGAAGTCTTCATTGACTATCTTTAGGTTGTTAACGTTTATTACAAAGTTGAAATCAACTCCTTCATCATAAACTCCTTCTACAAAAGTGAAGAAACTATTAGACGTTGCATCGTCTTTGTCAATTACAGTTAACTTGACAGATCCACCACTCTTACCGTTTGGGGTAATCGAAATAAGATCATGACCAAGGACTGCACTTGCACGTTTCAATCTACTTAGTGTATCAGTATCTAAGGTAAACTGCACTTCTGGTTCTGGCATGATAACATCCTTTGTAGGGGACGATAACATATCGATGTCAGAGAAGAAGTACTTATTACCACGTAAACCCGTGGAATCAGAGATCACCACGTGCTTGTCTTCGAACTTCAGAGATGGGTTGTCTACCAATCCCATGATGTTCAAAAATTCATGTAAGTCATAAATACCAAACTCATTGGGTATAGACTCATCCAGTGATGCTTTCGCAAGGATGTTCTTTGCCATTGAGATGGTCTTCAGTTCGTTGCCTTCACGGAACACAATATTACTATTAATGTTTGCAAAGTTTTTTAGTACTCCAAGAGTACGATCAGATAATTCCATAATAAATCTCTCTAGTTTTAGTTAATATACGGTCATTGTAACACAAAGGAATCGACATGTCAACCCCTATGCTACTTTTAATTTGGAGAAGTTTTTCTCCTTCACAAATTCTAACTTGCGTTGGAACTGTGCGTCTTCCAATTCTGCTTTGTGTGAGATAACAAACACGTTGGTCTCTTCTCCCAAACTATACAGGATCTTCATTAGATTGTCAACCCCATCATCATCCAGAGATGAATCAAAAGTTTCATCAAGTATGAGTAAGTTGGTTGCCACACTATTCTTCATCTTAGCAATCTGTCTCCACGTAAATAGTAGGGACAAATCGATACGTTGTTTCTCACCTTCAGAGAAAGAATCATAAGAGAAGTTGTCACGGAAACGTGAACGTATGGTCTCTTGGAAACTCTCATCCAGATCAAAGTGGACGAAGAAATCTAATATCTGTAAGTACTGGTTAGTCAACTGATTGATGACAGGTATGTACTGTTTAATAATTTTGGTCTTGATACCAGTATCACGTAGCAACTCACTTGCCACTTGATTGTATGAGTACTGCTCATTAAGTTTGTACTTGGCATCTTGTGTCGTGTGCAGTTCATTGGACAACGTTTCGAGACTATCGTTTGCTTGTTTAAGATCACCAGTGTTATCTGATAGACCGTCAATCTCTTTACGTATTCTATCTACCTGCTTGTATGTGCGGGTGATAGTGCTGTTGTTATTGTTAACCTCGTTCTGCCAGTTACGTATTGCTTCTGCCATTGCAGTCAGTGATTCTTGTATTGATTCATACTCATCATTCTTGACCTTTGCTTTGGACATAGCATCGTTAAGATCTTTGGCACGTGCTTTTGCTTTTGCCACTTTATCTTTACGAATAGTCTCATCTATATCTTGGTCACATGACGGACACGTCTCGTTCTCTTCGAAGAACTTTGCCTCCTTAACTACAACCTTTGCCTGTGCTTTAAAGGTAGATAGGTATTCGTTTAGATCCTTTGACTTCTTACTTAGATCTGTAATCTGTTTAGTCAATGGTGGTTCTTTGGATGTAATATCATCAGATAGTTTTGTATTACGTGCTTGTAGAGTCTCCACCTCTGCCTGTAGTACTTCTATCTCTGTCTCTTTGTCCTTACGGTATGTTGCATTGACGGCAGATAAATCACGAAGATACTTCTTCTGTGAGTTAATCTTAGTCTTGACCAGTTCTATCTGGTGACTGTTGGATTGCATTTCACCCTTGAGTATTGACATCTTCTCCTTTAGGATGCCGTTCATCTTAGAGAATATATTGATGTCGAGTAGATCCTCAATCACCTCACGTCTTGCACCCCCAGATAACTGCATGAAAGGAACGAATGAACTTGATCCCAAAACAACAATCTGGTGAAACGATTTGTGAGTCAACTTGAGTATGTTCTTCTCAAGCATCTGCTGATACTCTTTGGCATGGGATGCTTGGTTCATCATGTTGCCACCAACCCATATCTCAAACTTGTTAGGTTTAATCCCACGTACAATCTTATACTCTTGCTTACCAATAGCAAACTCTACTTCTACTTCTGTGCCTTTGGCATTGATTGTATTGACCAACTGTGGTTTAGAGATCTTACGGTGTGGTTTGCCAAATAGAGCAAACGACAGTGCGTCCAACATAGTGGACTTACCTGCACCGTTTTGACCTACAACCAGAGTGGTTGGAGATGCGTCAAAATCTATGTTGGTAAATGCATTACCAGACGATAGAAAGTTTTTGTATCTAAGTTTCTGAAATTTTATCATATGCGTATTATACTATACTAATTAGTATTTGTCAAGTCCTTTATTTCCCAGTCCTGTTTTATGTCTTTTCGATATATCTTAGAGAACACATTAAATGGTATGTCCATATATCCGTTTGCTCTTTGGGTCATCGATCCATGAAAGTTCATATTACATGCTACGTAAATAGTCCCGTCATGCATTCTACTATCAACAGATGTACAGATGTAGTCTGCTCCAGTCATCTTCATGGTACGGGACACAAACCACGAAGTGATGTTATACTCTTCACTGTCTACGGCAAGTCTTGATAACTCATAGTAATTAGAATAGTCGGAATCTTTGCATCCATAGTAAAACCTACACCATTCTTCACCACACCTTTTTTGACAATAAGATGTATATTGTACAGCACCAATCAGATCATCACCATTAAACAACCCATAGTATTTGTAATCACGTATAACAGCATCATGCTCATCATATATTTTTCCAAGGTAATGGTGTTCTTCTATAATAGACTTTGCCATCCCCTTACTAATTGGACGTACATCAAAGTTAGACTTCACATGATTTCCATATTCTGTGCTTCGGTCATGAGTGTAGATATTTCTAACTTGATTCGATCTTTATCAAGGTCTGTGCTTACTGCGTCAACATATTCATTTACAAGTGTAGCAGTATCGTCAACCTGTAGGTTGTCACTCACATTCTCACCAAGGAAGTCTTTGAAGTCTTCGGCAATCTTTAGTTCGTGGATCTTCTGATCCTGTACACGACCTACAAACTTCTCGAAGTCCAGTACATCACCCTTGTTTACCACGATGATCTTTACAAACTTTTCGTCAAGGTAACGGAGATCTTTAAACTTCTTAGGTGGTCTACGTGAATCATAATAGATCTTTTCGTAAATAGTAATAGGATTGTGTATTGCTTCTAACTCTCTTGTTTTGGTATCAAGTACATGGAAGTGTTTAGGATCATCACAATCACTCCAGAAGAACTCATACTGAGCACCCAGATAATGAATGTTTCCCTGTGATGACTTGGCATGAAAGTGTCCAGACAATACGGACTCAAACCTATTAAACACAGAGGCGTCCATACCATCCTTACAGATTTGACCACGTGCCATCTCAAACCCTGCGAGTTCCAAATGAGCACCTACCCATTGCGAGGAAGTATTCTCAAGGAAGTCAAGAGTCTGTTTCTCGTTCTCTGGATTGATCCACGGCACGAGTGCCATCTTGAATCCATCATAGTCCATGTCAGTGGGTTCCATAATGAGATTCACTTCGTTCATATAATGCCCCTGCAATTCTTTCAGAGCATTTAGTTCGTTGGTGTTCTTATAGTAAACATCATGGTTACCCAGAATGATATCCATAGTAATACCATACTCACGTAACTTCTCAAGGAAGATCTTACGGTTGTGTGACAATGCTTTGAAGTTTACAGTCTTGCGGTTATCATAGTAGTCACCCAGATGGATGATCTGCTTGATATCATTTTCTAACAGATACGGGAAAAACACTTCTGAATAGAAACGTTCTTGGTAACCCATAAAGATGTCAGATGAATTTCGAGCACCACAGTGGGTGTCATTTAATATTGCTATTTTCATGGATTATAATAAATTACCTATTTTCATTTAAGTATACCCATTGTACCACAGTATAACGGGTTTGTCAAGCGATTGGTCGATCTACAAGGACTCGAACCTTGAACACAAGTTTAGAAGACTCGGATGATATCCAGTTTCACCATAGACCGTATTCAACCGCCTATACCATATGGTCACTAAGATCAGAATCAACGTTGACTGCACGTCTCTTGCGTTGCTTCTTCTCTTCTTGTGCGTATTCCTTGAACTGTTTGTCTGCTTCTTTTACGGTATCAATACGACTACGTAATAGTTCGACATAGTGTTGGTTCACTTCCTGTCCTTGATCTGGAGAGTTAGGTATAGTATTATCAATGAAGTGTTCAATACCTGCTTCGGATATAAACTTCATCTTGATATCCTGTTGCTTCTTCTCCTTCTGGATCCTACGCAGGAATGCGTACCATGAGATCTGAGTAAAGTATGCGAATGCATTTGGGTTACCAGATCGAGTGGCAGTCTCAATGTTGTAGTTCTCAATTGCCTTCAGACAATTCTCTACGGCATCCATGACCATCTCTTCTCTATAAGTGTATCTTACAAAGTTAGATTTGTGTGAGAGTCCCTCACAGATTTTAAGGAAACATGATGCGATGTAGTCTGGAACAATAGGATGCTTTTCACCCTTGTCCTTAGACTCCTTGACCTTAGTGCAGTAATCGACCACTGCAAGTGAGAACTCCTTGTTGTTTACGTAATGGGGTTTATCTTTTGGTTTCATTGTAGTTTCCTTGTTTTAATATATTATACCAAATCAGTCTGCACTTGTCAAGTGATTACAGACTCTTTCTCTCAAATCAGACGTAGAAAATCTATGATCCCTCTTATTAAAGTATATCTCTATACCTCGACTTGCACATATGGCACGTCCTGTGAATGTACCCGACTTATATTCGGCACCTATGATACGCACATCAAGTTGTAGTGCGGATAAGATGTCTTCCAGATCTTGCTCTGTAACGTAGGGAATGATTTCGTCAACATACTTCACAGCATTCAACTGAGAGTATCGTTCGAAGATTGTTTGAATGGGTTTGTTTTTGTTAGGTCGGTCTATACTTGGATCTACCTGTAGACCACATATAAGGTAGTCACACTGATCCTTTGCTTCTCTAAGCATTGATATATGACCTGCGTGTAACAGATCAAATGCCGAACATGTGAATCCTACTTTCATACAACAGAACCTATCAATTTAAATGCTCCCAACATACCAAAGAATACGACTGCTTGTACTATAGTAGCATATGCGATTTGACGCATAGGGTGGATTTCAGTCAACTTCTCTATCCAAGACTCACTTGGTGCTAAATTGACTACTTGTAGTATCTTTTCTTTCTTCATAAAAATAATTAAAATATCGCTTGACAGATTGAAAAATCTGTGCTATAATAAACTTAACGTTTGCCCCCCAGTGAATACATAATTAATGAATCGTTGGAAACTTCAAAACGTTGCTCTTTCCACCATCAGAATCACCACTGACTTTTTCTTCCCATTCTTCCCATGGATTATATGGTTCTGAATTACCTGCTTCGGTTAAGTCTTCTTCGTCATCAAACACATACATCTGCTCTATACCATCAAGATATTGTTTTACCAACTGATTGATAGGATTTGCGATACCCATGATCTTATCAACCTTAATCAATACGAATCTATCTGGATCATCTTGGTAACACATAAACAAACGAAATGTCCATATACGTGATGTATCATCATTCGTATGAAATTGAATCTGAAGAGGTGCTCTAACAATAAGATCTTCATCTGTCTCTTCAACAATCTCACAGATAATCTCTTCACCAGAGACTAACTTTAATTGTTTAATTTTCTTAACGTTATAATGCATCATCATTTTCCTTGGGGAGTTGTGTCCCTTTTAAATCTATAGGATAGACCTTATATCTAAACCCTTCCTTAGTATATATCTTAATCCTTTCGGCACTATGTTTAAGAGTAAAGTTCTTGTATCCTTTAGTATGAAAATCGTCTGCGATATCATATAACTTAGTTACTTGCCCGTTGTCTGATTGTCTGAGTCCTCGTCCGATTGACTGAAGTACTTTGACTTGAGATTTTGATGGAGTCCCAAACACAATATTATGAAGGTTGCGAATATTAATCCCAGTGCTAAAAGTCCCCAAAGAAGCGACAATAATTGCATCATTTTCTTTCTCCACTATTCCTCTGATTTTTTCACGGTCAGATGCATCGACCTCACCAGAAACATAGAATACCTTTCTTCCTTCTTCTACTGCCTCTCTGATCAGTTCGACTAATACCTTGCCGTGCTTTTCCACGAACTGAAACATCACAAGTGTGTTGCCTTTAAGGTCAACTGTCAACTTAGTAATGAATCGGTTACGTGCTTCGTTTGTTACAATGTAATCAATTTCTTCTTGGTAAGTTCTACCGTTCATCATGTGACATACATCATTATGATAACGCAATAACAAAACAGATATGTCCAGTTCTGCAAGTTGTTTATCTTTCTGCAATTGTGCGGTGGTAGTCACCGTGTTTACCTTACCGAATAAACCTTCGAGCACAAGTTTGTTGGTCTCTGTGCCGTCCAGTGTTCCTGTCGTGCCATATCTATATCTGGCATTGACACACTTATCCATCATAGTAGATAGTGACTTTGCTTTGAACAGGTGTACCTCATCTCCGAATATTGCTTCGAACTGTTCAAAGAAGTCCGTGCCAAACTTGTAGATAGATTGCCATGTAGAGATAATGATAGGACAATCCGTTGTCTTATCTTTACCAGAATATATCCTGTGACAGTTAGTCTCTACATCATATCCATAGTCTTCGAAGTCTTTATACATCTGCTCCACCAATGATGTAGTAGGTACGATGATTAAAGTTTTCTTAACGTTCTTTTTTTCCTTGACATATCGCATTAAATTGTATATAATAAAACTCTTGCCACTGCCAGTTGGAGATAGTAGTAAACATCGTTTCTGTTCGATACCATGTGTTACTGCTTTGTACTGATACTCTCTTAGATCAAACGGCATCTTCCAATCTTTCATAATCTTTATGAGTGACTGGTGATCTACGTTATTAGTCTGTGAGGGTATACCATATTTGGTATTGTCTACAATTTGTAGTGGATAGAATCGATCAGCACAAAACTTTTTCAAGTGATGATACAGACCCACGTTCATTTGTTTGGTGACCATGTTATATAACTTAACACGACCATCCCAAACCTTACGTTTGAACGCTGGCATATAACGATGGCCTGGAACGAAGAATGAGAAATGTTCCCTCAACTCTTGTTCTTGACCTGCGTTAGATTCTATTGCCATGTACGAGTGGTTTAATAATCTCACTCTTATGGTATTATCAATACCCATTACCCACCTGCTTCAAACTGTCTCCACCTTATCATATTACCAATAGTTTGATGTCTCCATTTGAGATTATCAACTATATCTGTCAATGTACTTATAATGGTTTTATAGTACTCAATCTTCTCTACAGATCTTTGTATCTCTGGATCTGCATTATAGTAGTACTCCATCTCACCTTTAAGTATCTTTAGTCCATTAAATGGATCTGGTTCCCAACCACTGGCAAGGATCTCTTCTTGAGACATCTTACCATTGTAGTACAACCACTTCTGTTTCAATAAAGTCAACTGTGCATTCTCTGCACGTTTATGTTGCAACTTAGTTAGTGATAGGTACTGCAAGTATTTGGCATGTAGGTTGGGGGTGTTCATAGACACATCATCTAATTTGTGCTGTCCAATCACACAGTCTTCTTTCCACTCTTTCAATATGCTTTCAAGATCTAACATTATATTTTCCTCATTCTGTATTATATATTATTCTATATCATATAGACTATATTATATATTATTCTATATTATATATTACGAAATTATCCTCGTTGGATATGCTCTACGCAATCCTCCCACCAATCAGTAAGAGGTCGCATTCTGTCAGAAGTATCTGCCATGACATAACTTAGAGTAATTCTTTTACAATTCGTTCTTGCACAATGGTATACATGTTCATTTTCTTCACGTGCACCAAAGTACCCTGCTTTACACGACCAACCCACCTTGTCTTGCATACGTACTTTCTTACCTTCTTTGTCGAGGTACTCAAAGTAACCGTCACCAGTCTCTGACCAAGTAAAGATCAGATTATGACCAACTGCATTCTCATTCGTATGCCATGCGATAAAACCATCGGGTGGATACATCTGAGACAATGCACTGTGACTTACTCCAAGTTCAAGAGAGAGTCTGTCGTTAATATCATTATACACTATTTTGTATTGAGAGTCAAGTCCGTTATAGTGATCTGGTTTTAAACAATAAGAACATGCGTTCTTGGGACTACCGTCATGATCTTCCATGATAGACTCAAGAAACTCATCTCCAGTCCAGTAGTCTGGGTTGTCTCCATTTAATTGATTATTAGTCAACGCAATCGGTTGATTTAAAAAGAAGTATTGGAACTCTTCAAGTATCGATTGTACTTGGGGATTCATAATATTAACGTTCTGCATTATTTTATCTCGAATGAACTAAATCTAAATCCTACTGTGAATGTTGGGTATACTACATCACCTGTGTTTGATGTCATAGTTATCTGACCGATATTGGTAGGTAAACAATCAAAGTATTTAATTTCTACGTTGTTGTTATTATGTGATGTGAGAATAATAAGAGTGATATCAGAATACGTTTGTGTCTTGGCACCACCTATTGTATTACTCTGTCCTTCATTGACGATACGTTCCAACCAACTCTGCATCTCTTTATATGACTTCATGTCTTCATCAAGAATAACTTCAAGTGATAGTTCAGAGTATGTGATCTTATCACCTGCCAATGGTACAGATGTAACACGTGCTACAGGTAGTTCTACTGGGTTGGCATTTGCGCCTGGATGTGTAACCGACTGAGCAAAGAACTGTAGGTTCTGATATTCTTCCCCAGATACAATAAACTTGAATCCTGTAGGTTGTAAGTAATTTTTGTTTGTAGTAAGTGCCATAGTAACCTCTTAATTATACCTCTATTTATACAAGTTATAAAGCAAAAAAAAGGGAGACCGAAGTCTCCCTTTAAAACAAATACTAAAGTATTCTTATGTGAGGATGTTGTCCACACGGAAGATACGGTAGTACTGGTTAGTCTTAGCAGTAGCAAGACCAGATGCAGGAGTCGCACCGACAAATGGGTTTGATGCCATTCCGTAACGAGTCTTAAATCCGATTTTTGGTTGGAAAGTATCTTCCCCAACTGCTTTAACCATTTGCAAAGGAACGTATGGGCAGTAGAATAAACCTGCGTCATATGCGTTAGTACCTTTGTAACCAACAGTGATGTAATCTGCTTGAGCATATGGATCGATATACACTTTGATACGTCCGTTTAGAGTACCTGCAAAAGTGTTACCTGTGTCATCAACCTGTAGGTTAGTAGACATAGCAGGAGTGTAATCAAGCATACCAGAAGCAGAAAGAGCAGTAGCAACATCTGAAGAACAGATTACTACGTTACCTTTACCACGTCTTGTTTCTTTAGCGATCACGTTACATTCACGGTCAATTTGTACTACAAGACCTTTGAATTTCTCAGCAGACCAACGTCCGTCAGCATCTGAAGAAAGATCAAAGATACCGTTCTTAGTTACGTTTGCTTGAAGAGCACCAGTTTTTGCTTGACTATTGATAGTACGGATAACTTCACGGTTAATTTCCGCAAGGATCTCAGTACTAAGAATGTTAGCAAGTTCAGTTTCTGCATCCAGACCATGAATTGCTTTAAGGTCTTGAGCAAGTTCTAAACTGTACTCTGCTTTAAGAGCACGACTCTTAGCAGTAACAGTTGCTTTTTCAATGGTGAAACCCATTTCTTCAAAAGCAGCGCCACCACTTGAACCATATGCTTCCATATTAGCAGTAGTATCACCAGTTCCTGTTCCACCTGCACGTAGTGCATCAGCACTGTCACCAGCGGGAGCAATCCCGTTGAATCCAGATACGTTATCTGAATCGTGAGTACCAACACCAGAGAAGTTAGTCTCTGCTTCGTTGAATAATGCTTCACGTGAAGATGTAGCACCTGCACCATAACGTGCCTTCATCGCAAAGATGAGACCAGTTGGGCCAGACATAGGTTGTACACCACATACGTCATATGCCATTAGGTTAGGCATTGCACGGCGTACAAGTGAAATTAACACAGGATCCCAAGTTCCGATTGAACCAGTATTAGCACCTGCTGGCGCTGCTTCGTTCAACCCACCGAAACCGTTGTGTTGTGAGCGTTCTTCCATCATTGCGATCTCTTGGTTTTCCAAGATAGCGGCAGTGACAGCTCTACGCTGGTGGTCTTTAATCTCGCCAGCAGAACTTTCGTTCAGTACTGGTGACCACTTTTCGATTAATTTATCGTAAGAGTTCATAATTGTTTCCTTAATTATAGTGTTTTAGATGTTTTTCTAATTGCAGTGAGATATGAGTCCATTGCACTTGAAGTTTCCAGAATTTGCTCTGGTTCCTCATCTACAATTTGCACATCTTCCACTACGGTTTGTGAGAAATATTGTTCTTTGATAGTCTCTACCTTAGAGGCAAAGTCATCAGAAAAATCAATGCTCTCACATAGACCTTTCAATTTCTCGATTTGGGTGTCTGCCAAACCACGACTTGCTTCTGTGATGATAGCATCACGTTTCAACAATTCGAGTTCTTCTGACAATTTAATAGACTCACCAGTTTGCTTGTTAAGAGACTCTTCGAGTTCCTCAACTTGCTCTGCTAATTCGTCAACTAAATCTACCTTGGACTCTGGCACTTCGATGTGGGATTCTACGAATAGATCCTTCATCTTAGTCATAAAGTTCTCAGCAATCTCAGTCCTAAGACCGTTCTGTACTGCAACCTTATTATCTTCCATCCAAGATTCAACTACGTAGTTTAAATAAGAATCTACTTTCTCAACAAGTTCGGACTTAATAGTCGTTACTTCTTCAGCAAGTTCTTCTTTATATTGTGTTTCGATACGAGACACTTCTTCAGACAACTTTGATTTCAACGATGCTTCAAAGATGATTGCTGTTTTGCTCTTGAATTCATCGGATAGAGTTGCCTCTGATTCCATGATTCCTTCGAGTTCAGCAGTTGTATCAATTGGAGATTCAGCAAGTGCTTCGTCTTCAAAATCTACATCTTCACCCATGACTTTACCGTATGATGCTTGTAGGTCTACTTTCTTCATAGAATTAAGTTTACCGTACATAGCAGAAATCATACCTGCCTTAGTTTTAGGAACAGGTGCTTTCTTAACTGCATCCGCTGCCTTATCTACTGAAGCAATAGAATCTACTTCAGAGGTAGGTTGAGCATCAACCGCACCACTGGATCCTTTTGGTTCAGATTTTTCTTCGAGGTTTTCCTCCACAATGTCGTTAATTTCTTCATCGTGAAGCGCAACTTCGACTTTTTTTTCTTCAGTCATAATTGACTCCTTACATATTAGATTTGATTAACGAGAGGAAATTTTTGAACTCTCGAATTTGTACAGCAGAACTGTATGCCTTCGGTGCCTTCTTGATTTCTGTCTCCATATCTTCAATTACTTGAGGTTCCAAAATACCGTTATTCCAAACCCAATCTACACCTTCCATAATACCATTAACAAAAGCATCTGGTGCAGATGGGTCTTGAACAATGTCCACAGTACTCAAGATGAAATCATCTTTAACGTACGCAACACCGTTTCGGTTCTCCAAGCTTCCCATACCACGAGTTGACACACCCAATTGTACACCACCTTCAAGCAAACCTTTTACGATCTTACCCATTGGAGTATCCAATATTTGTGCCTTTCCGATCACATCATTTCCCTCTAACTTGAGGTCTGTGATGAGATGCGAAACCTTGTCCAAGTTAACCGTAGGGCCTTCGGGATGATTTAGTTCCCCAACCGCACGTTTCTTGCTAACTTGCGTTTGAACGTACTGGTTTACTGCCCTTTCCATAATTGGTTTAGGGTAAACACGTCCGTTCCTGTTCTTTTGATCTGCTTGAGCAAAGATACCTTCGATGACATATTTCTTATCACCGTTCTCTTTCTTCTCAATCAGACATTCTAAATTTGTTTCTGTAAATTCACTGATTAGTTTCATTTCATTTTACCGCCAAGTTCGTTTACAGTAATTTTTAAATTCTTCTTTGCCTCTGCTTCAGTCTTGTAAGTGTCAAGTTTATCACCGTCAATAATAACAGTGAATCCCTTTATCTCCTTAACAATAGATACAGCAACCTTGGCAATCTTGCCACCTGCTTTACCAGAGAAGACAACTTTACCTTTTGGTGTATACTTCTCTCTTAGTTCTTTGAAACTTGGCATATATTAATTACTTGTTTTAATTAAAAGTTATACAGTTATTTATACAAATAAATATCTTAACAGAGAATTAATTTAATCCTCGTCAACTTCGTCTACAACAACGTCATCTTCTTCGTCTACTACTTCGACTTCTACAGTCTCGTCATCGTCAAATGCGTCATCTGCATCATCAAGATCCATTTCTGGTTCTTCTGGTGCATCATTAAAGATAGTGTCAGCAACAGACAACCTTTCTGCTTCTAAAGCATCATTCATCTTGTCACCTAAGACATTATCAAAGTGCTCTTTAGCACGGTTGAAGTTTTGCTGTGCAATAGCATCGATAAAACTATCAATGTTACCTACATTAAGTGCTTCTGCGTCTACTGCTACTTCTTCGTTATTTTCTACTTCACTCATCGTTTTCTCCTACTTTCTCAAAGTCATCGAAACGGTCTTCTTGACCGTCCCAGTTTAAATCACTATGCTGTGCTACGTAATCTCTGTAACTCATTAGTATTCTTCTTCTTCATCGGATCCACCCTTGGCATTCTCTGCCTCGACTTGATCCTTCATTGTTTCGATATCCTCTTCGGACATCATCATTACGTTCTTCATAACCCACTCACGTGAGAAGTATTCACCAACGTATTGACTTAACTGATCAAGAGTACTTAGTCTTTCTCTAAGTAACTCAGAATCCTTTAATTCGGTGAAGTGATTGTCACGGATGAAATCAATCTGAATATCATTCTTCCATGTCTGCCAGTCTTCGGGGGTGATAATACCCTTCAGTATAAGTTGTTTCTTCAGAATATTAGTAAACATTGTTGAGAAACGTTTACGTAATCTGTCGATAAACTTCTGGAACTTCACTTCGTCCCTGCTAATCTCAGTACTTCTACCAAGACTAAACTGCGTCTCTTGCTCCAAACGAGCAATAGGTACGTTCAATGAACGATACAGTCTCTTCTGGAAGTAGACAATATCGTCTATCTGTCCAAGGTTATCACCGCCAGGTAGTGTACTAATCTCAGTACCTCTTCCACCTTCTCTACGTGGTAACCAGAAATCTTCAAGCATACTCATATGCTTACGGTCATCTTTTAAATTACCAGTACTTGCATCGTATACTAACTTGTTACGATAACGAGTCTGGATCTCTTTCATATGTTGTTCTGCTTTGTTTGCAGGTAAGTTACCAACATCTATATAAAAGATTCTACGTTCTGGTGCACGTGCGAGACGATAAATCACCAGACTGTCTTCCATCATACGCAACTGGTTGATGGGTTTAATTGCTTTATGCAGGTAAGAGACTACACTCTTACGTGAAGGATCTGTCAAACCAGATGTAACATATGATACTGAATCTGGTGTTAACTTAACTGCCGACTGTGTCTGATTCTTTTCTTGGAATACGTAGAACTCTTCTGTCTTGTCTACAACCTTCGCACCAGTCCTGTTATCCTTCTTATACTTTACTTCTTTTACTTTACGTATCTTAGTAGCATCAATAGGTCGGATCTCTTGGATCCCTGCTTTCATATTACCTTCGTTTACTACAAGGTGGTGAACCAAACGTCCATCCACATACCACGATCTATATATGTCGTGACCTAATTCGTTGAAGTTCAACATACCACAAATGTTGTCGAACTCTTCTGTCATTAACTTCTTGATCTTATCAGAAGTTTCTACACCGTCAAGATTTATGAGAACAGGTGCTTCGTTCTCAGATCCACTAATGGATTCGTTTACAATGTCTTCGATTGCGGCGTCAACTTCTGGATGAGTTGCGACACCACGATACTTCATGATCATCTCAGCATTGTCTTTAGCATTGTCACCATTTATGTCAATGTATTGACCATAGTGACTACCAGACGCAGTAACATAACCCGCACCATCGTCATCCGTCTTTGGGACGATTGATGGGAGTTTTTCATTATCTTTACCTGCGTCCTTGTTCTTAGAACGAACAAGTTCGAAACCAAAGAGTTTCATTATGCTATTGTTATCGTCTGCCATATCCTTACCTTCAAATTAAAATAATACGTAGGGGGAAAATCCCCCCTACGCATATATTTAGTCAACCATTAACTGGTTGTACTTGACTCCCAGTACTGTACTTGGAACGTAACTTGGAACTCTTCGATAGTATCGACAGTGTCGTAGTTAAGATCAATTGCAGTAATGTTGGTTGGGAAGCACGAACGGAATGCGTAAGTTTTAATTACGAGTCCGTCTTTGTCTAACTGATCAACGGATAGGTCGGTCTGATATTCAGCAGGATCATTGAAACCAGTATTCTCGTTATGAGAATTGATTCCGTTCATCCACCGTTCCATTGCATCACGTACCTCAAAACCTGTATCGTTAATCACTGTTACAGTCCACTCTTCGAATGTTCTGTCACCAGCGATCTTCAATTGCCTACCACGGAATGGTACTATAACTGGAGCTACAGTTGAAGCAGGAAGTTGAGCACCCTTTACCATGAATGATGTTAATTCAGCATCACCCAAAGCATATGCAGGGAAGTTTACCTTACAGTTGAAGAGGTTAGGACGTGCGCCACCACCTTTGAGTTTAGATTTAAAATCATCTACACCTAAAATTGCCATGTCTAATCTCCTTATGCGCCTACCGTGCCAACAATCTCTTCGAAGTCTACACCAGTTCTAACAGCAACAAAGTTCAATTGAACGAAGTTGATAGAACGTGCAGGTTTCACAAAGATGTTTGCCACGAATTGGTTATTGTCAATTACTTCTTGATTGTTGTTTGTGTCATCACATACAACTCTAAAGTCAGTAATACCTCTTCGACCTTTTACTCGTCTGAGGAAAGGTTCTACAATGTTTGTAAACTCTGCACGAGTAAACTCGTCATTGAATTCAAACATTACATTTTTAGCAGCTTCACCAATTGACTTCTCGATTGCAATGAACAATCTACGTACGTTAATACGGTCAAATGCAGAAGGTCTGCTTTCCAACGTTTTATCACCAAACAGAATCAATCCAGAGCCAGGAATATTGGCAATTGGGTTAACACCTGCTTTATACAGTAGATCACGTTGGGTTTGGTTTGGGTTGGCAATGATGTCAGTAACACCACGATAGTTACCACGTCTCTGACCCGCAGGTGAATACCATGGGTCTGCGATAATATCACTTGCCGCCATCAATCCTGCTGTACTTGAACATGCAGGTATATTGATGTATTTGTCGTTATACTTATCAAAGACTTTTAAGTAGTTGTTATCTACAACCAAGTAAGAAGACTTTGTTAATCCGTCAACGAAAGTTACTGCGTTTGCTGATTGTTGACTGTTAGTTTTACCCACAACACCATTCTTGTCCACAGATGCTACTACGATACAATCCTTACGGTCAGTTGCAATGGACGTTAAGTCATTTACAATTGTTGCACCGTTAGAGGCAGTACCATAAGAAGGAGCGATTAGGAAGTCAATCTCTGTAGTAAGTTTGTCTTCGAAGAGGTCGTAACCTGCTAAGAAATCAGAATTACCAAGAGTTGCACCGTCATGTCCACCACCTAAGTTAGTAGTCATTACTGCGTCAGTAAGAGCAACACCTAAACCGTAGTTTCGGGCAGCGTCCAAAGATGGAACGGTTCCCCAACCAGCGGCACTGTCGAGGTTCAATGCAGAACCACCGAATGCACTATCGTCACCGAAGTAACCAGACCAGATGTATTGTGAATTTGAATTCAATACGTCTGCGATATAGTTAGGTGAGTTATCTGGAGTAAGTGCGCCTTTAGCAACAGAAAGATATTCAAACTTCTCAAGGACAGAGCCTGGAGTTCCAGAAATATCACCAGTACGGTCTAAGACCACTACGTGTACTTCATCGTTTGATGCACCGTTTTTACTTGCATAAGATGATGTTCCAGGCTTCCCATCAAAGTTTGAGGCATATGCCCAACCAGTGAAGTGTTCTGCAGCGGCAGAATCAGAAGCAGGACAGAAAGATACAGTTAAAGCATCTCCAAGTACGCCTGGATATTTTGCAATCCAAGTACCAGATGAGAGTTTAGAAGCACCTTCACCTACAGCAGAAGAAACAGTATCTTCCCAATGTGCGAGGTTATTTACAAGTAATCGAGTTCCCCCTGCGGAGTCATTAAGTGTAGTAGTTGCACTGTGAGCATTTTGTGCCCCTGCGCCTACTTCACGTGCTACTTGTAGTGTTTGTGAGTATTTTAAAAAATACGCAGCGGAATGAAAATCCACTGAGTTCGTGTCGTTTGGACTTGCGAACGTAGTAACCAGACCAGTCTCATCGGCGATCAAAGTTCTTTCGTGCACGGGGCCCCAACGGAAATTTCCTACGAAACCACCACCAGAAGAACCAACAGCCGGCACTATTGCCGTCTTGTCAATCTCACTGATATTGATCCGAGGAGAAGCAGGTTTAACAGCCATAACATTTTCCTTTTATTTTATTCGTTGTCGAATTATAAGTTAAGCATAATACGGATAATCTCAATACTTATATTTATAACAATCGTTATCTTTAGAATTCACGGTCACCGACAGTGTCTATCGAATGCCACCCTTTGAACTCACCTTCTGTTATTAATCCATCATCTATCCCATCGTCAATAACACCGAAGGGTAGTACATCGTCCTTAATCGCTTGCATCTTTTCTTCAAACATCATCTGCTTTAGATTGATGTCTGTCATATCAGCAAAGAATTGAGTAGATACAAAGTATCCAAACATAACCAAGTTCATCATTAGGTCATCATGGTTGCCGTCAGATGCTTGATATGATTGTCCCTTACCAACAAAGGTAGAGATCTCAAGTATAGTATTCTCATCATATATTTCTAATTTATTACTCTCAAGTATATCTTTAATAGACGAACACCCAAGTCTTTTAGTCTTGCGGTTTATCTCGATACCAAGTGCGTTTGCTTTTACTGCGGAAGATGTGTGAAGGTTTTCATACTCCAAATCATAATACAGTCCATTACAAACTACAGTTCCTTGATCATTTGCCTCAACAACAACCCATGCCTCGTTGTAGAGATTCGCATACTTATATATAATATTAGGAAAGAGCAAGGGAGAAATAGTATTGTTGCGATACGTCAACACCTGCTTGAATGGTCGTTCCGTAATATCGATCACGTTAAACGTGGAATAATCCTGTCCTCTTCCCTTCGATACGTCAACTGTCATGATGTATTCGTGATCCTTAACGGGTTCACTGTAACATAAAGCATCCCCAGATTCAAGTATTCTGTGAGGATTACGACCACGTAGACCCATTAAAGTCTCTGCGTTTATTAGTGTGTCCCCAGTCCCAAAGAAGGTATTACCAAACTCTTGGTCAAACTGTAACTGAGATGTATTAGATATTGTTTCTGCTTTCCATTTCTCATCACGGCCAGGAACATCCCACCAATCTACTCTAAATGATTTGTATTCGTTGACTCCCTGTATTGCCCCTGTCCAGATCTTTTCGAACTGGTTTCCGATTCCGTTGGCAGTGGATGTGATGATAACTTTCGTATCCTTACCCGAAGATACAACTGGATAGGTTGAAGTATAGAACTCAGTTGCGTTTTCAACAAAAGCAAACTCATCGAGAAAAAGTAAATTAACAGACATACCACGAATAGAGGAACCAGAAGTAGCACTGGCAATAATTCGAGAATTATTACTAAACTCAATACTACCCTTGTTAAGTGCTTTTGTACCAGGCTGTAGGAAGAAGGGGAGATTCTCAAGCATGAGAGTAACCCTTGATAACATCTCACGTGCAGTGGCACCTTTGTTTGCAAGGATAGCAATTGTTTTTTCGGGGTGGAATAGTGCGTACCAGAGTAAGTATCCGACACTTGATATCGACTTACCACTCTGTCTACAAGCAAGTACGATAGCAAACCTATTCTTATCAAAGTGTTCGAACATTTTTTCTTGATAGTCATAAAGGTCAAATGATACCAGTCCTTTGTCAAGATGCACCACCTTTACATAGGTACGACAAAAGTATGCAGGATCTTTCATGCATTTCTGGTATTCTAATATATCTTGTTTTGTCCACTCTTCTGCTATCCCGTCTCTTTTTACGTTTGGATTGCCTAAGTAGGACTCTTTAGTCTGAATCGTCATGGTCAATCACTTTGGCATCATCCTGTAATAATCTTTGTAAGTCGGTAGTAGATCCAATGAATAGATTGTTATTGGTAGTTCCTTCGAGTTTCTTGGGATCGTCTTCCTTGGTGACATCCTTATACTTCTTATTAAGATCCATAAGTTTGTCATTGACATCTGAAATGTTTTTGATCATGCCCGAAAGAACTTCGAATGCACGGGGGTGTTCACTTTCACGTGCCACCTCTATCATCAACTCAAGAGATTCTCTACCCTTCTCGATCAAATCGTTATAGGTATCCCTCGAAGTTTCATAATCTTTATCAATGTTTTTTTCTGTCATACTAATATATCTACTATTCTGCCTTTCTTATATAGAGAGTAACCGTACTTGCGTTTTATATAGAACGAGTAATTACTGGGCACTATCTAAGTACGCAAGGTTAAATCCATAATCACTATCCGCACTCACCCCAGATGGTGTCAGTGTTGTCTGCATTGCAAGTTGGAAAGTATCACTAGCACCAATTGTATATATGTTATTGTTAACTGTTCGGATAACACCCTGTGTTCTGTCTGGCCCATAGAACGCAATCTTCATTACAAACGATAACGTGTAAATGATTGTTCTACGGTCTCCTACGGATCCTTCGAAGTCATCCGAGAATGAAACTCCCTGTAAGGATATAGGAACATCTTCTTTTATCTCTGGGTGAGTCAAACCGAAAGGTTTAACTGCCACCGTATACTGTGGATTGAAATACGGTAGTATCTGTTCTACCATTTGTAATGCATCGTCTTGAGACTTGGCATATATGTTCACATCAAATGAAATATCATATGGCACCGATGTATAGAATAGATTGCGTTTGTTATTATTACCTGTAACTGCTGTAGAGAAGTTATTTGTTTTAGGTAACTGCCTTGCAGGATCATAGGTCATAGATGTAATCTCAAATGACATACGTGGTAATTTAATTGCAACTCTACGTTCGGATTCTTCTCCGTTACGCATCTCACTTAATCTTTCAATAAAGGATCTCTTAGGTGCATATGATAGAGGCACCTTAACTTGGGAGATAGTTTCACCCGCATTGTTTTGTCGCAAAACGTAAATGTTGTTGAATAAAGATCCGAATACCGATACGGCAGTACGAACTCTCTTATGATAGAACCATGAACCGAGCATTACGACACATCTCCAAATGGGTTGTTTTCTGAGAAGTCTAAGAAGTCACCTTCAAAGTTATCAAAGAAGTTTGCTTGTGGTGTTTCAGCAATTATAGTCTGTTGTATTTCTTGTAATTCTCCTACAAGACTTGGACTGTATACTGCATTTGACTCTGCACCAACTACCTGTCCAGTCGTAGAGAATGTATGGAACTTGCCGTCTGTTGCTCCAACGTGTGCAAGATATAATCCATTATCTGAATCAGACCACTTGACAACTTCTCCTGTTATGGTATACTCACTGTTGACCTGTGTAACTTTTTCATTACGTTTATAGTTACCACCCGTATACGGTGCGGATATTGTAACAGAAGGAGGAGTATTATAGTAGAGACCTATGTTAGTAAGTTCAATACCACTCAATTCACCACTAGCATCAATAAGAGCATTCGCAGTGGCAGTTACTGGTTCGAAGTGTTGTAGTGTAGCATCGTATGTGCTATTAGGAGCATATGCCGTAGTAACAGTAGTTAGTGTTTGGTCATCTCCTACTGTAGCATATCTTGGTACAATAAGTTCTGCTTTAGTTCCTACCTGTACACGGAACTCATCGATGAATCCTTCTAATGTTCTCCACTGAACACCATCAAGTTCACGAGCGGCAGTTGAACCAACAGCATAACCATTAGTGGTTACTGTATCAAATGTTACACCCGCAAGAGTAGTATCCAGTTTGAGATCAAAATCGAAATAGATTAAAATGTTGTTGGTGTCCACAGTAGCAATCAATATATGATGCCAGTTGCCTTCTGTGAATAGTATGTCGTTACCAGTGAGAGTGTTTAGTCCACCCCCATTGTTATTACCTCTACTATACACCAATCTACCTACACTGTCAATACCCCAGAGATATGTTTGGTCATCATTACCATTACCGCCAGTTATGAACATAATGCTATTGTCTATTAGATCTGATACATAGACCCATGCTTCGACTACACCACTTGCCCCTGTTTTATTATATGTTGTTTCAACACCACGTCCCCTAATAATATCAAGAGAAGATGTGCCAAACTTAGCATTGTTACCTGCGGGTGAAGCAATAGTTACTGTCGGTGCTGAAGTATAACCTCTACCACGGTTGGTGGTAGTGAATCCAGTTAGTTGACCTTCAACGTTAATAGATGGAACTGCGGTGGCAGTTGC